ATGTATGGCTGCAAATGGAACAATATATCATAAAAGTCATCAAGGTTTCTTGGCTGCTCGTATGGAAAAGATGTATGATGATCGATCAGTCTATAAAAAAAAAATGTTGGATGCTAAGAAATTAGCACAAACGGTTGATAAAAATAATCCAGAATATAAGCGACTTATGAATCTTGTTTCAAAGTATCATAACTTGCAACTTGCAAAGAAAATCCAACTGAACAGCGCCTATGGTGCTCTTGGAAATGAATACTTTCGATGGTTTAATTTTGACATGGCAGAAGCTATTACTATGTCCGGTCAATTGTCAATTCGATGGATCGAAAAGAAGATCAATGAATATTTCAACAACTTACTAAAGACAAATAAGGTTGACTACATCATTGCATCTGACACCGATTCAATTTATGTGAACTTTGAACCATTGGTTGCTAAGATTGGTGATTCTCTTAATGATTCTGAAATATCTGATCTAATCGATAATTTCGTTAAAGCTAAGATCCAACCTTTCATCAATAAGTGTTATAATGAACTAGCTGTAAAGATGAATGCTCGTCAGCAAAAAATGTTCATGAAGCGTGAAACCATTGCAAATAAAGGTATCTGGAAAGCAAAGAAGATGTATATCCTCAATGCGATTGATATTGAAGGTGTTAAGTTTGCAGAACCACAGCTTAAGATCCAGGGCATTGAAGCTGTAAGATCTTCTACTCCTAAAGCTTGTAAGACTAACATCAAGCTAGCTTTGGATATTATTATGAATAAAAGTGAGACTGAACTACAAAACTTTATTGAAACATTTCGTACTGATTTTATGAAACTTCCATTTGAAGAAGTAGCATTTCCTCGTGGTATGAACGGTATCGATAAGTACAAAGATCGTCATGAGATCTATAAGAAAGGCACACCTATTCATGTGAAAGGCGCGCTGCTTTATAATAATCTCGTAAAGAAGAATGATCTCGAAAAGAAATATTCTTTGATTGCTGATTCTGATAAGATTAAGTTTGCATATCTAAAGTATCCAAACCCTCTTATGGATGGTGTTATTTCTGTTCCGGAAGTACTCCCACCTGAGTTTAACTTACAGAAATATATTGATTATGATATGCAATTTCAGAAAGCTTTTCTTGATCCACTTATTTCTATCTTAGAAGTAATTGGCTGGAGTGCCGAAAAGAGAAGCACAATTGAATCATTCTTTGATTGACATTTTCATCTAAACATATTATAGTATACAAAGAACATAAGGAAATACGTATGTCAGCTCTAAAAGATAAGCTTCTAAAAAATACTACCTTGGATTATACTTCGGTCCTTTCAGATAGTAAGATTTATAGCAATAAAGATATGATCCCCACTCAGGTACCGATGATTAATGTTGCACTTGGTGGTGCTATTGATGGTGGTATTACTCCAGGTCTAATTGTCTTAGCAGCTCCATCAAAGCACTTTAAGACTGCGTTTAGTCTTCTCATGGCAGCTGCTTTCTTAAGAAAATATCCGGATGGCATCATCTTATTCTATGATTCTGAATTTGGAACACCGCAATCATATTTTGAATCGTTTGGAGTCCCGCTGACTTCTGTAGTTCATAGTCCAATCACCGATATCGAACAACTTAAATTTGATCTCATGCAACAGGTTTCAGAACTAAAGCGTGAAGATAAAATTATGATCATTATCGATTCTGTTGGTAACTTGGCTTCAAAGAAAGAAGTTGATGATGCTATGGATGGTAAAGCCGTTGCAGATATGTCACGAGCCAAACAACTTAAGTCATTGTTCCGCATGGTTACACCTCACTTGACTCTTAAAGATATTCCAATGGTTGTGGTTAATCACATCTATATGACTCAGGAAATGTATTCTAAGCCTGTTGTTTCTGGAGGAACAGGAATTTATTATTCTGCTGATAATATTTGGATCATTGGTCGTCAACAGGATAAAGATGATAAAGAATTGCTTGGTTATCATTTCATGATTAACATCGAGAAGTCTCGCTATGTTAAAGAAAAGTCTAAGATTCCCATTACTGTTAATTTTGATTCCGGAATTAATCGCTGGTCTGGTCTTCTTGATTTAGCTATCGAGGGTGGTTATATTATTAAACCAAAGAATGGTTGGTACGCCAGAATGAATAAAGAAACTGGTGAACTATCTAAGAATTATCGTGCATCTGAGATGCACGATAATTCCGAGTTTTGGAAAGATTTGCTAAAGAATACCGATTTTCCTAGTTGGATTAAGAATAAGTATAGCTTATCATCTGGTAAAATCATGGGAGAAGACGATGGGGGAGATTGATTGCTTTTATGGTGTAAAGAATAACGCTCATAAAAAAGCTTGTATTTCACAGATTGGCAATACTAACTATGTTGAATTTTATGACAATGAAGTAATGATTGCCGTCTGGTCTGCTAAAGATAAAAGTATTCATTGGGCAGTGTCGCTTGCAGAAAACTTCTGCAGCGGCATGCTAAAAGTAGAACCATGGGAGTTTAAACTTGCAGTTTGAAAAATTAGTATTTTCTAATATCATTTATCGTGAAGACTATGCTAGGAAAGTAATTCCATTCATTAAAGATGAATACTTTTATGATAACTCTGACAAGCTTTTGTTTACCTTGATTGATAGCTATGTCCAAAAGTATAATAACTTTCCATCTGTAGAAGCTCTGACTGTCGATCTCGGTAATAAAAACGGTATTGACCAGAAACTTTATGAAGAAACTAAAAATACTATCGATTCACTATGTTTAGAAGAACATACAGAAATCGAATGGCTTGTTGATTCCACTGAAAAATGGTGTCAAGAAAAAGCCATTTATAATGCTATTATGAAGTCAATCCAGCTGCTTGATAGCAAAGAAAAGCAATCTAAGGGAGCAATTCCTCAACTCCTTTCCGATGCATTGGCTGTTAGTTTTGATACTCATATTGGTCATAATTTTCTTGAAGATAGTCAATCTCGTTATGAGTTCTATCACAAGAAAGAAGAACGCATTGAGTTTAACTTAGATTTCCTTAATCGAATCACTAAAGGTGGTTTGCCTAAGAAGACTTTGAATATTTTATTGGCAGGTACGGGTGTTGGTAAGTCTTTGGCCATGTGTAGCTTTGCTGCCGGTAATTTGGCTTCAGGTAAAAATGTCCTTTATATCACCATGGAAATGGCTGAAGAGAGGATTGCCGAGCGTATCGATGCTAATATGATGAATGTTACTATGGATGATCTTGCCGAGATGAGTAAAGAAAATTACGATAAAAAAATCGATAAGATCAATCGTAAAACTAATGGCAAATTAATCATCAAGGAATATCCAACATCTTCTGCTGGATCTGCTAACTTCAGGCACTTGTTGAATGAATTAAAGATCAAGAAGAACTTTATTCCAGATATCATTTACATTGACTATTTGAACATCTGTGCTTCATCTCGTATTAAGTATGGATCTAATATCAATTCTTATACTTTGATTAAGTCTATTGCTGAAGAACTTCGTGGTCTTGCCGTAGAATTTAATGTTCCAATTGTATCAGCAACTCAAACGACACGAACTGGCTTTACTAGTTCAGATGTTGGCCTTGAAGATACTTCGGAATCATTTGGTTTGCCGGCGACTGCAGACTTCATGATTGCACTTATTTCATCTGAAGAACTTGAATCTCTAAACCAGATTATGGTCAAGCAGCTTAAGAATCGTTATAGTGATCCTGCTCGCTATAGAAGGTTCGTAGTAGGTATTGACAAATCTCGAATGAAGCTATATGATGTAGAAGAGTCAGCTCAAGATGATATTGTTGATGATAGGCCTATGATGGATAAGACACAATTTGGGCAACGTGATGATGATCGAAATAAGAAAAAAAGTAAGTTCGATATTAAACAATTTGATGACTTCAAATAAGGAAGATATATGATGAGCAAGTATAAGATTGAAAAGTTGGCTACAAAGAAGTTTGCTTTGGTTGAAACTGCCAGTGAAAATACTATTAAGATCTTTGATGATTGGAATAAAGCTAGAGATCTTTCTCGTTTCTTATCTAAAGGTCGAGGATTTGATGGTTGGACTCCATCTTTTATTCTTGAAAATAAGGGTCGTCTAAGTTAAAAATTATAAATACTATGAGGGGGGATGGGAAACTATCCCCCTTTTTTCCGTTATAAATATGGTTTAAAATAGAGGGCCCAATGGCATATAACTTTATTCCAACTACTGTTAAAGAAATTAAATCTAAAATTACTAAGCAAGATATAGCTATGCAAATATCTTCTCTTCTTTTAGAATTACAGAAAAAATTTCCAACAATTAAAGACCCATTGGCTCTGGATGCAGCTTCTCCAAAAAATATTAAAGTTACTCGTAAAATTAGTACTATGCTAGATTTAAAATCGTTACAAAAAAAATATAATCTAATTAAATTAACATTTGGTGAGGGATCACGCGGCGGTCGTGGTACAGGAAATCAAGGTAATCTCTTTGAAAAATATTTAGCAGATGATTTTAAAGCTTATGATAGAGGTGATTCAGTTTCTTCTCCTGAAAATTTGGAGTTAATTGAAAATCTCTATAAACAATATAAAATTAATTCTTGGCCTGGATTATTTGTAGATTCAGAAGGTGCTGCTAATAAACCAAGACCATTGATGTTCAATGGTAGCGATGTAATGGTATCTCCGGGTTTAGGAGATATTGGTGCAGTA